GTTCCAAGAGTCCCCCGACCCACGCATACTGGTCATCCAACCACAAGCCGCTGCACACGGGGTGACCCTGACTGCGGCAGACACGGTGGTGTGGTGGGGGCCAACGAGTTCGCTAGAGACATACGCACAAGCGAACGCCCGAGTCCATCGGGCGGGGCAACGACACCCCACAACGGTGATTCGACTACAAGGATCGAACGCCGAACGTCATGTGTACAAGATGCTAGATACGAAAGACAAAGTACACACACAAATTGTCGATCTTTATAAACAATTGCTTGACTAGCCTAAAAAACAGCGTTAGACTGTAGGCTCCACAACTTGGGAGAGAATGATGGAAGACACGGCAGCACCTGCCGGGGGTTCAGTGCCCCCTGAGAAATTGGTGAAGGTGTATTTGAAGATGCGTGAAGCGCGAGACAAACTTGTTCAAGAACAGGAAGCCGCGCTCCAGCAAGTTGAAGAGAGCATGAAGCGGGTGAAGATGGCTCTGCTTGAGTACTGCAAAGAGCAGAACATCGAGAGCGTTCGTACTGGCGCAGGGATGTTCTACCGTAGCGTCAAGCAACGGTATTGGACGAACGATTGGGAGGCGATGGGTAAGTTCGTTGTCGAGAACAACGTGCCCGAACTTCTTGAGAAACGTCTGCATCAGGGAAATACCAAAACTTTCCTTGAGCAGAACCCCGATTTGCTTCCACCGGGGCTGAACGTGGATAGCGAATTTACCATTACTGTAAGGAAAAACTGATGAGCGAGAACGACGACAAGTACGTCACCATTCAAGACGTAGCCGACCACTACTTGGTTTCTATTTCTACCATCCGCGCTTGGATGCGTACCAAGATGCTTCCGCAAGAAGCGTATCTGCGTGTCGGCAATACCTACCGATTCAAGATTTCGGTGGTGGATGAGCACCTTCGCAAGGCGAATAACGTGCGATTTGAGAAGAAGATGGAAGAACAAAAAGAAATGTTCAACAACCCTGACCAAGACCGTTAAGGAGATATAGAGATGAGCGAACTGACTTTGTTTAAGGGTGGTGTCCCCGCATATTTGTCGGGGATGGAAGATGATGTGACCAGCGCACTTGCTGGTGGCGACCTTGGGCAGCGTAGGCTGTCGATCAAGGGCAACGTCTTCCGCGAGATGATTGGCAGCAAAGAGTACCGCATAAGTGAAGACCGTGCCATTGGCATCGTCATCATCAAGGCCGCACCGACCAACCACCGCACTTACTTTGCGGGTGCGTATGTGGAAGGCCAGAATGCTTCGCCAACTTGCTGGTCACATGATCAACAAGTCTCTGCACCGGAAGTGCCAGAGGATCAGCGTCAGTCCCGCAAGTGCATGGACTGCCCACAAAATGTGAAGGGTTCCGGGTCGGGTGAAAGCCGTGCTTGTCGCTTCAAGCGTAACGTGGCGGTGCTGCTTGAGGGTGAGATCAACAAGCAAGAGGTGTATCAGTTGACGCTCCCTGCTACGTCTATCTTTGGCGATGGCGAGAAGGGCAAGTTGCCGCTGGAAGCCTACGCACGGCATCTCAGGGCGCACGGTACTCCGATTGCTGGGGTCATCACCGAGATGCGTTTCGATACCGCAAGCCCCACGCCGAAACTGACGTTCAAGCCTGTGCGTCCGATTACGGAAGAAGAACTTGCGGCTATCCGTGAAGCGCGTAACTCGAAAGAGGCAGACGAGGCTATCAAGTTGGTAGTAAATCTGTCCCCGAAAAAGCCAGCCGCTGCATTGTTTGAAGATGCGCCAGAAGAGAAGCCAGCCCCGAAAGCGAAGGCTGCTCCAAAGGTGGAGAAGGCGGCTGTGGTTGAAGAGGAAGAAGAACCTCCAAAGAAGGTTGCCAGCAAGAAGCCCGAGCCAAAGTCGGCTAGTCTGGAAAGCCTTGTGGACGGGTGGGACGACGAGTAATTAAGTTTTGGGGAAGTAGTGGAGCGACGGGTTAGCGCCGTCGCGGTGAATTACCCTTTCACGTAGTTGGTACACACTGCTTTATGTGAGCCACTGCTTCCCCGCCCTTATTACTTTTCTTCCACCCTGACACGATGCGGATATGCACACACATGAGTTCTTTTCCGCAGTTCTTGGTGGCAATGGGTACATATGTGTTTTCGGGGCTAACCCCGCGAAGAAACGTGTAATCCAAAAGTTATATGCAACCATAGAGGCTGCTTGTTCCGCAGCGGATAACCTGTATCAAGAAGGTTTTGATTCCTACTTCGGGTTAGCCAGATTTGAAAACGATAAAAACCGCAGGGCTGACAATGCATCAACACTAAAGTCGTTCTTCCTAGACCTAGACTGTGGGCCGCACAAAACCGAAACCGAGGGTTATCCCGGTGGGCAGCGTGATGGTCTTGCAGCACTACGTCTTTTCTGCTCTGCGTTGGGTTTGCCAAAGCCAACGATTGTGAGTTCGGGGCGGGGGCTGCACGTATATTGGATAATGGATACCCCCGTAGAAGTTGCGGAGTGGATTCCCGTAGCCGAGCGTCTGAAGGAACTATGCAGCACCCACAATCTTGTGGCTGATCCTGCGGTGACTTCGGATACTGCACGGGTGCTTCGGGTTCCCGGCACGGCTAACTTCAAGGACAGTCCACCGAGCGAAGTTCGGCTGATCGGCGCACTCGCACCAGAGGTAGCGTTTGCTTCTTTCCGTGCATTGCTGGGGGTGACCGGGGTAGCCGCACCCGTATTGAGTAAGTTCAAACCCATAGTGGGTTTAGAGGATGACATCGCCAATGCAATTCTTGGTAACTACAGGAACATATTCAAGACCATAGTTATCAAGACCGCCGATGGCAAAGGATGCGGCCAACTAAAGCAGATCATCGAAGAGCAAGACACCATCAGCGAACCCATGTGGCGCGGCGGGTTGTCGATCACCAAATTCTGTGAAGATGGGGTCAAGGCCGCACACCGCATCTCGTACAAACATCCGGGGTACTCGCCCGAGGCAACGGCGGCTAAGTTAGATCAGATCAAAGGCCCGTATACCTGCGACACGTTCAACAAGTTGAACCCCGGTGTATGTGCATCATGTATGCACATGAATCGTGTGAAGAGTCCCATCGTGCTGGGCAGAGAAGTTAAAGAAGCACCGGATGATGGAGAAGCGTATGTTGTTGAGGATGTCCCAGAAGACGCACCGATTGTTGGGAAACAGACGTATGTAATTCCAAAGTTCCCTATGCCGTATTTCCGTGGGGTTAACGGCGGGGTGTTCAAACGGGTTAAGGATAAGCACGGCGACCCACTTGAAGTGCCCGTGTATCACAACGATCTATATGTTCTACGCAGGTTAACTGACCCGGAAGTAGGAGAAGCCATAGTCATTCGTTTGCACTTACCGAAAGACGGTGTACGGGAGTTCACAATTCCACTTGCAGCGTCATTGTCAAAAGATGAATTCCGTAAGTACATGGCGATGCATGGTGTGGCGATGATGAGGATGGATGAACTTATGGCTTACACGACTTCATGGGTAAACAAATTGCAGAACGAATCTGGGGCAGATATTGCTAGGCGACAGTTTGGATGGGCTGATGATATGTTTGATTCTTTTGTTGTAGGCAGTAAAGAAATACGGGCGGATCGTGTAGACCACAACCCCCCGTGCAAGACAACGCTCCCGTACTTTGGCAAGATGAAAGCCAAGGGAACCTACGAGGGGTGGAAACAGGCTATAAATTTTTATAACCGCCCCGGCATGGAGATGCACCAGTACGTTGTTGGTCTGGCTTTCGGCTCTCCGCTGGTGGCCCTTACTTCGGAAGGTGCGGCTTTGTTTCATATGTTTAGCAAGAACCCCGGTCTGGGCAAAACTTCAGCCTTGAAGATAGCCAACAGCGTGTGGGGCGACCCAAATGAACTCATGGGTCAGGAGCGGGACACGTTTAACTCCAAGATGAACCAAGCGGAGATGCACAAGAACATCATCTTCACTTGCGACGAACTTACCAACGTGGCCCCGAAGGATGCCAGCGACTTTCTGTATCAGTTGATGAGCGGCAAACAGCGGAATCGGCTTAGTGTGGAAGGCAACGTGGAGCGGTATCGGGGCGGGAAGTGGAAGATGACTGCCTGTAGCACGGGCAACACAAGCCTTATTTCTCGCATCACCATGTACAAGACAATGCCGAAAGCGGAGATGGTGCGGATATTGGAAACCCCCGTCACGGCTTTTCAGTTCGACAACAAGGCCGAGACTGATGAGTTCGGTAGGTTGCTGGACGGCAACTACGGTCATGCTTGTGTGCCGTATATGCAGTTCGTGATCTCCAACCTTGAGGAAGTAAAGCAACTGTTTTTCAGTATGCAGGAGCGGATCGACAAAGCCGCAAACCTATCTCAGCCGCATAGGTTCTGGTCGAATCAGGCAGCGGCGGGTCTTACGGGGTTGGTGATTTCCAAGCGGCTGGGGATGCATGACTACAACATCCCTGCTGTATTCCGGTGGCTTGTGTCCCTGCTCATCCGCAACAGCGAGGGCTACGTGGCGGGTTCCTCAAATGCAGAAGAGACTCTTACGACCTATCTGGCCGAGAACTACAACAACATTCTTCGCATCCGCAGTACGGATTCGGCGCGGTCTTTGGAAGAGCCAGAGACATTCATCATCCCAGACAGCGCACCGAGGATGCAGTTCGTGGCAAGATACGAGTACGACATCAAGCGGCTGTACCTGATTCCGAAGGTGTTCCGCGACTGGTGCAACAAACTACAAATATCCTATCAAGATGTAGTTGACGAGTTGAAGGCAGGGCGTAGCCGTGCGGTGATGCGGAAGCAGAGGCTGGGCAAGGGCACTCGGATGAACCTTCCACCGATGGATGTTCTAGTGCTGGATTGCAGTCATTTTATGACCGACGCGAAAGAAGATGAACCGGAAAAGCCGTGAGCCAACCGGGGAGATAAACCCGGATGGAGTTCCGATCATTGTGCTATGGGCAGACTTACCTATAGGTGCATCTGTATTCATACCCGCTATCAACATAATGAAGTTGGTGCGGCAGATGCGTAGGGCCGCAAACCTGCGGAAGATGCATTTGCAGTGGGCTGAACGAATCGAGAACGGAAAACTAGGGGCTCGCTTTTGGCGGGTTCTGTGATATAGTTTTCTCGGGTGGTGCAATGCCACCCCGTTGTTCGTTCTCTCTCCTTGAAGCCCCCGGCGTTCTGCCGGGGGTCTTTTTCACTCCCCTGCTTGATACGCAGCGATATCTTTGAGGCGATCCTTGAGTTTTGCGTTGAGGACGACGCCGTTGACTGTCTCCACCTGTTCAGCCGCTTGCCTCGATCTAGCAATCGTCTTGTCTGCATCCCCAAGTTCTGGGTACTTGTCGTACAAATCTCGGAGCACTTGTTCGGCTTCTGCTGCGCCATCAAGATCGCCCACGTTATCTGCGGCGTTCATGTTCCGAAGGGCTTTCGTGCGCTTCTCGATGATTGCCTTCTCGATTCCTTTTATGGAGGCATTGATCTCCAACTGGCGCGTGTACTCCGCAGGGGTAAAGCCGAGGGCTTGAGCACCAACATTCCATGCGTTGACATCACCGATGATCGGATCACCCCGCAATGTGTTGGCTCCCTCGGTAGCGTAACGGACGCTCTTTATGACGTTAGCCAG